GCAAGCGCTTCAGTTCCAATTGCAATTGTATTAACCACATCAGTTGCTGATCCTAATGCGTTTGTCCCTATTGCTATGGGAGAAGTACCATTTACCAGTGAATCAAGAGCATTAAACCCAATTGCAATTGCCCGATTAGAGGCGCTGTCGACGGTTAATGCATTGGTTCCTATTGCGACGTTGTCGGAACCAGTAGTATTTGACCCAAGTGCCTGAAATCCTGCCGCTACGTTCTTCGACCCTGTGGTCGTTAAAGCGCAGCATCCAGGCCCTATTGCAACGTTATAATCACCAGTAGTCAATGAAGCAAGGTTGCCCGCTCCGACACCTACGGACCCTTGTGATGTTAATGTAAAATTTCCAGCACCAGATCCAAGAAAAGTATTGTCGGTGCCGTAATTATGCATAAACCTTGTGCCGCCCGTACACTCAACTCCTGTACACGTGCCTCCTAAATAAATTACGCCTTCATCTCCAGCTGCATTTGTGTTAGGCCAACGAATTACCCGGTTCAAATTAACCCACATATCATCATTGAGCGCATTGGTATTGGTGTTTTCACCATCAACAAAATTAATGTTATTGTTTGCAGGAGTTGCAGTGCCATTATCCGTTGTAATCGTTGAAATTACATCAGTGTCAAGATTTATTGTAACTGTATTTCCAGCACCCGTGGTATTGATAAACGCTCCGCCAAGCACATTCAAAACGCCCGCTGCAGGGGTTGCATTTCCGGCGTCAGTAGCGTATGTTGTCGCAACTGTTCCATCAGTCTCAATCCAGACTTGATTGTTTGCTGAAACACCACGGGTTACAATTGGCGCTGTTCCCTTTACAAAGATCGTATCAGTTGCATCTGGACCAACTGGATTTGTTCCAGTATCAGCCGTAAGTGTTTCAAGCGCACCTGCACCACCATAAAAGCGTATCCATGTAGCAATTTGATTTTCTTTAAGAACAAGCATCCATACTTCTGGATCAGTTGTAGCAGACGCTGCGCTCAAATCAATCCATATATCTCCGATAAACCAATTATCATAATCTTTTTTGGTAGGTGCGCGATTTACACGTACAACCTGAGCCGAGGCGTTCGTGTCGCAAGAGCCCAAATATGCCAACGGAAATCGCCCCGGCTTTCTTCTATTTTGCCTTTTTTTATATTGGGCCATTACTTATCCCTTTATTCTATGACGTTGGTGTTTCTCGCTTTACAATCTTTATAATTCGGTTGAGAGAAGACTAATTGAGCATACGCATCTGGATCTGTCGGAACACTTTCTACACCGTTTTCCGCAAGCTTCTTATCCCATTCAGCTTTGAGCCGCTTAAAACATCTTTCATATTTATGCTTTAAAACCCATTCTAAGCGCCGCTTCATGTCTTCTTCAAAAAGATCTGAATCAACATCATTTTTAATCACTTTTTTCTGGATTTCACTCAACTCAAACAAATCAACATTATCAACTGATATTTTCATAAAATCTCCTTATGATAGTAAGGTTCCAGTAAATACATTTAGACCACCACCAGCATTTCCACCAATATCTACAGACTTTGCTCCATTGAGTACTACTACATTCACATACGCTGTGTCGCCAGAGCTCATATAGCCAGTGGTAGAAGCAGAATAAGTTAATGACCCCAGATCGGATCTTTCTGCGGCGGAGCTTGATATTCCAAACACAACTCCTACACTGCCGCCACTAATATTAAGTGAACATTGGCTGCGTGTATGAGTGGCAAGTAACCCTTCCAAAAAAATAGAAACTGTGAATAAGTATAAACCATCAACAGGCGCCGTGAATATCCCTGTTGATGTATCAAAGTCTGATCCAATATCGTATGATTCGGTGTCATAAACTATAGAATAGCTGCTACCATCACCAGTTACATTGAGTATATCAGAAGAAACATACGCTCTAAATCTTGGTTGTAGCGGATTCGTAACTTCGCCAGAATCCAAGGCCTGTATCACTGTTCCGCTTGCAGACGCGACTGTAAAATCTGCCGTTCCATACTGCAACGCTAGCTGAGATGCGCCATTGGTCGACCCAATAGTTGTTACTTTTGCTGCGGCGCCAGTTGCAATATTTACACTTGCTGCAGTGGCGTCATTAGACATATTAATTGTTGTTGCTGATGTTGTGCCAAGTTGTCCATTCGCATCAACCTGGACCACTTCCGTTGTTGCACCTGTTGCCGTTGATGTTATTCCAGCGATATAACATTTATTTTGCTGGCCATTTCCAGAGCCTTGCGTTCCAATCCTTGTTACATGTGACTCTGAAATTGTCCCCTGATTCATCAGTGCGATATTTGATGATTCTGATGTTGTATACGCTGAACCAGCGGTATTACCAAGAAACAAATTATATGAACCAGTTGTTATGCTGCCCGAATTGCTTCCGAGTGCGCTATTAAAATCACCAGAGGTTAACGATTTAAGAGAACCATTTCCAAATCCAGTATTTTCACGCCCACCCGTTATTATCGAGTCTGCCGCCTTAAAACCAAAAAATGTGTTGCCAGACGAACCTGCACCAAGTGCTAATGTTCCGCAATCTTCACCAAAGAATGTATTATTGTTGCTTGCACCTGCTGCAATTGATTGCGAATGGAATATAGTTTTGCTCGATTGAACGATTGTTCCTTGCGTTCCTCCAGCATTTGTTGCTGGCAAAGTCAAATTTCCAGCTACGATATCAACATCACCTGTTGTTGCAGAGAACCCTGTTCCAGCTGTTACAGAACCAGAAACGGACGGACTACTAACAAGATCAACTGTGACAGTGCTTGCAGCAGCCGAAGTATTAATGTTTGAGCCACCAGCAATAGTAAACACAGCGCTACTTGCCTGCGCATCAGTCGGTCCATCTGCTCTTAGAATAAGATCATCAATTGTTTCTAGAGCTGCTTGAACTGTAGTATCTGCAGCGCTTAAAATATGATCAAAGTTAGTCGTTGTTGTTGTTATCAATGAAGCAACAGTTGACGCTCCACCAGTAAAGACTGAACGGATTGTTTCTTTCTCGATGATTACTTCGGAAATACTACTTGATGACTCTTCAAATATTATGTATCCCAACTGGGTTAATTCTAAACCAGCAAGCTCATTTGATATAACTGGAACACTGTCATTTGATATGGCTGTTTCTGCAAGTGTCTGGTTATTGTATTGTGCATCACCGATTACAGCAAAATATACTGGAGTAGTTGAATTTAAATCATCTTTAGAAGCATAAAGGCGATACACACCATATTTATTTGCACCCAATGCAGTAACAGTTCCAGCATTGTTATATACACCAAGAAACGTATCATTTGAGTTATAGAGCGCCCATTTACCTGATCCATTCGTATAAACTTTATTCCACGTTTCAGCAACTCCACCACTATCAGATATTGTAGTACGTAACCCATGATCAGATAAATAGTCAGTACCAACAATCTCAATCTTTTGAGTTCCATTAAGGGTGATATTTGCACCATTGTTCATATTCTCGATAATGGTTCCAAGTGCGCGATGTGTATACACTGAAACTGCTGGTTGGAAATCGTATGGATGATTTTCTTTAACAGTAAGTTGATTATTGGTTGGGGCTGTCGAATCTCTTAAGCATTCAAAGAGAACGATATTATCTTTATATAGAGATTCAGAAAATGTAGAAGTCTTTTGTATTGTTCCTGTCGAATCGATATATATCCAATAAAGTGTTCCGGCCACAAGGCCTGTTACAGTTTGCGGGGCAGTCCAGGTTACTGGGTCTCCATAAATATATCCTGTGCCACTTTGCGATACTGTAAAACTTCCAAGCGTAGTATCGTCATAATATGGAGCACCTCCATCCCATGACTCAAATCCTGTTGCTGGCAAAATTACACCGTCATTAACATTCAGAGTTATAGAATTTGATCCAGGGGCGCCAACTGTATTTGCACCATTGCCACCAAGTATTGAAATATTACCAGCGGCATCTGGCGTAACTGCACCGCCAGTATCACCAGTAAGAGATTCTACATCAGGATCTGTAGTTCTATTTAAATAGAATCCTGCTTTTGACATATCATATCCTTATTAATAGGTGCTACTGCCATAAAACACAGTCAAATAAACAGATCCAGTTGTTGGTGTTACTACTTCTTTAGCATAAAAACGCGTACCTTCTGCAAAAAATAATCCACTTTGTTTGGATTTATTTGCAGTACAATCCAACATCATAAAACCACCAGCAGGAAGTGTAAGTTTGTCAGTAACTCCATCATCTGAAAACATAAGTTGCGAGTCAGTAAGATTTTGCAAAAATAGTATGCGAACAGGATGTGTGAAAGATGTTCCTATGCCAGCGTACGCTGCACCAATTCCACCAGCTGCTAACGAGCGGATCTCTTCAATTGCAATTCTACGCGCTCCAATAGACATAATCTCTCCCTATACTACGTAATAACCGCTTATATAAATATTCCCAGTGCCCCCTTGGCCTGGGCCATGAAGATATATTTTTGTACCTACAGGCAACAATGCGACATGCGATCGTGGTTGTTTATTTGTTTGGAAGTTGATTTCAAGGCGGCCATCAGCAATAACCATGTCATGATCATCAATCCCATCATAACTAACCTTCACATCTTGATCTGAGTCATTAATGATTCGGATCAAAAAGATCGCTCTCGGAATACCATCATATGCTACGTCAAATCCACCAGTAAGTGTTCCCGCATCAAAAGTTTCGAGTGGAATAGCAAAAACCCTATTTGTTGCCATCTGCTCTCCCTGGCATAAATATTATTAGTTTTCTTCTTTTACTTCTTCTTTATCGCGTGCAGCTCGCTTTGATGCATCTTGAGCCATCTTTACAATCTCTTCAAGAATCTCATGTGCGCTGTCGTAACTTACGCCAAATGGAGCTCCCATAGGCATAACAAACTCATATTTCAATAATGCTTCTTTACCATTGATTGTTGCTGTTTTTTCTACTTCTAATGACACTTTTCCAACTTGTTTGACCATATTTTCCCTTTTTAGCAGGTTTGAGCAGATGACCTGCCCAAACCATACTATATTTCTTATCCGAGATACATATTAATTCAACACCATCACCGAAATTAAAACATTGCCATTAAGCGCCTGCGTTCCGTTGTTAATTGTGTCTACTGTAAATGATCCAGCTCCTGGAGTTACACGTTGTACTTCAAGTTTTGCATCATTAGCTCCAAGGTTTGAAATACTTACAAGAATCCCAGAGGTTGCACTGACCAATGTATTATTTATAGTGTATTGCTGGGTTGCTCCAGCTGCAGTCGTAAATCCGGTGAATGTATGCACTGACACGTTTGTATTAGACGTTGTAGCTGCTGCCGGAGAGGCTGCTGTTTGTGTATCTGGTGTGAAGTCAATTAATGCGCCTGAAGTAAATGTCACACCACCAGTTCCAGATTGAATTACCGTGTCGGATGTAGTATTCGTGCTACCCACGGTTGTCGTATGTGCAGTAGCTGAAGCACCAACTGAACAGCCGCCAGTTCCGCAATCAACCGTGAATGCACTTGACCCAGTGGCTGAACCAATAGTTACATCATGGTCTGCCGCGTCAGCGCCAATCGATATATCACCCGTTCCAGTCGTTACCGTGAATGGTCCATTTGTGGCACCAAGAATGTAGCCGCCAGTACCAACTGCTCCCGTTGCACCACCGGCAGCGTCTGAAGCAGTCAATTGTATAGCGTCTGCTGCAGCTTCACCACTTGTAACAACAACTGCCCCAAGAGTTGACGCAAGAGTCAGATCTGCTGCACCAGTTACCGTAAAGTTTGATGCAGCAGCACTGTCAATGGATATCAAATCAGTAGAATCAAGACGTATTCCACCAGTTCCTGCATCCATCACTATTCCGCCTGCGGCATCTGACGCGTATAATCCAAGGGCAGTACCAACGCCTTCACCAGCATCGATAGAAATTGATCCAAGTGTAGACTCAAGACTTAAATCAAATGCACCGGTTACTGTGAAATCAGAGTCACCTTCAGAATTAATTGAAACGGCATCTGTAGATGTGATAGCAGTTCCGCCTGTCCCTGAGTTGATTGCAACGCTTGTAGCACCTGTCACATTACCAATACTTACAGCGTGCGCTACCGCATCGGTACCAATCGATATATTGCCAGTTCCAGTTGTTAATGTGAATGGTCCATTTGTAGCGCCAAGAATGTAACCACCAGTTCCAACGGCACCAGTCACACCACCGGCAGCGTCTGACGCAGTCAATTGTATTGCATCTGCTACAGCTTCACCGCCATCAATTATTACTGATCCAGCGCTTGAATCAAGAGTTAAATCAAATGCACCAGTTACCGTGAAGTTTGAATCAGATTGAGCATCAATTGAAATAGTGTCGTCCGAATCAAAAGTCATTCCACCAGTTGAACATGCAACCTCAATTCCACCGCCTATTGTACTTGCAGATATATAAATTGCATCAGCGGCCGCAGCTCCAGCATCTAATCCTATGCCACCGGCATTTGAAGATATATCAATACTTGGGTTTACGGCACCAGTGGTTGTTCCTTGTTGTGAATAAATCGATACAGTCTCGTTAACACCACCATTTGCATGCAAATAAATTGCTTCAACAGCATTAGTGTCTGACTCAATAGTAGCAGTTCCCGCTGTCTGTGTAATACCGGCATCACATGTTACCAGCCCGCTAAATGTTGGATTTGCAACAGTGTCAATTGATATGGTATTTGCTATTGCACCGCTTGTTTCGATATTTCCACCAACAACACCAAATACATTAACATTGCCACCACCATCTGGAACGGGGGTATTTGCATCATCCGTTGTATATTGAACTGCAGTACCACCCGGAGCAGATATAGTTATAGTTCCAGCACCATTAACAATGCCGATACCAGCTCCTGCTGTAATCGTTGCAGCTACTGGAGGATTTCCTGTCGAACCAATTAAGATCTCTCCGTCAGCTAGCGCATTTGAAGTTACAACGCCAGCCGCAGTATTTGTTAGGACTCCATCAGTTGTCATTGCACCAATTGTAACATTACCCGCAGTTACTGTAAGACCAGTTCCAGCAGTTATGGTCGTAGTTGAAGTTATAGAATCGAAAGTCCCTGATCCTGATCCGATGGCCAGCCATGATGCAGTTGCAGATGCAACTTCAAGCAAGACGTATGAATCATTACCAACAGTATCAAGCCATAAAGTACCTGGTTGTGCGATATCTTTCGTAGTTGGTGCTCTACGCGCCGAAATTGGCAGAGGGCCAATTTCTTGTAAACCAGTAGGTGCATACACTAATCTTTGCTTAGATCTGTTTACAGCCATAATTCTCCTTGTTTGTAAAAATATTAATCTACTGACATCCTAGACACGAAAAAAGACGATGCCCTAGACATTCTTTGAAAAAAGTCTAGACTTTAGAAGAGGAGATAATTATGGATACAAAATCACGGAAGAAATACGGCTTAAAACAGTTGAATATAGAAATTCCTGAGTGTATACATATTGAAATAAAGAAGTCCGCAAAAGACAATGGGACCTCTTTAAAGACATGGATTATAAAAAGTCTTCTTGCGACTTTAAAGCACACTAAGATGGAGAAATAAAATGTGTGAACTAATACTAATAATCATGGCATTAGCCGTTTCTGAAATAGTTTTACACTTGGCTGAAAACTAAAAGTTAAATTTCGGTAGTTGACGCATCTTTTGCCGCAGCAGCAATTCCAGCTTTTACTAAGTCACCAAATTGCCTTTTAAAGGCTGGATTATTCATTAATTTAAGTGATTTTTCAAGTTCACCAAATAAGCCAAGTGTACCAAATCCAGTCCCGCCAAGACGTGCTAATAACTTTGTTCGACCACCTAACCCAAGACTCCACAATAAACCACTAAATAAGGCGTTTCTTTTTGTTAAAAGCTTCATCTTCTCAAATAACTTTGATGAAACATCTTTTGCTTTTGACAAGCCACTCAAGTCATTAATCATTGATTTTATTTGTGGGTTCCCTTTTGCAATAACCTTCTCAATCTTACTGGCGACTTTAGGTAGATCTTGTTTTAATGATTCAGATAATCCTTTTATCTTTGAAGCATCACTAATCTTATTTCTTATTTTCCAGAGATCTGAACTGTTCATTGGAATCTTATCTACTGCCTGTATATCTTCCATTAATGATGTTTTAAATGGCGTTTTAGCCCCTTTATTGAGTCCTTGCCAGACTTCGCTTAAGTCATTTGACAGTGAATATGACCTAACAGGTTTTGCATCTTCAATAACTGAACTTATCTTATTTGCTAGCCTATTTGCTTGGAATTGAGCCATACGATTAGTTGCAGCTGCTGTTCCTAAACTTACAGCTATTTTACCAATTTCTTGCACACTTTTTGGCGCACCAGACTTTTCTAAGGCTGCTGCTGCAGAATTTCCAGCAGTCGAAATAGCTCCAGCTGCTTTAGGAGATATTTTTAAGAAAGATTCTGCCGTTTGAAGCCATTTCGGAACTTTTGCTATTTTACCAGCAACCTTTCCTGCTGCTCCAACGGCTGCTCCAGGCCCTACAAGTTCTGCAGTTTCACGTGCAATATTCCCTAAAACTTCTTCAGCCTTACTCTCAGGAATACGGCTTCCAAATAGTTTTTTTTGAACACTTTCAGTCGTTGGCAAGCCCAACGAGGTCCGTGGAATCATTCCACCAGTTGCCAAGCTACCAAGACCGGTTATTCCTTCTACAAGGCTTCCAACACTTCCAAGTGCTCCACTTGCACCCTTGCTTAATATTCTACTTATTGGACCCCCTAAAAGATCAGTGTCCAAAATATCACTTAGTTTTTCTGTGTAACTAGGCTCTCGTTCTCCAAAAACTGGAGTTCCTTCCGGAAACTCTTCAAACTCTTCTTGCTGTATTTCGGGAGTTATTTCATTTTTTTCGATTGGTTCAACTTGGGGAGCAGATTGATACTGTTCATTCGATTCTTCTGTATTTTTTTTTTGCTGATATGATCTTAATTTCACTCGCTTATTAAGTTGAGAAGTAAAATCCTTAGGAATAAGGTTATTGCTTTCATTAAGGATATCATTTGTAGCATCTTTTCTCATTAATGAAGAACTAAATGTTTGTTCCATTTCATTTAAACGCTTATTCATAGCTTTTGGCGACAATGTTATCGATGGAAGCCCAGCTCCCTTTATTCCTGTGATACCACTTAATTGCTCTGATAGCTCGTTATATTGTTGGATAGCGTCATTACCCCAAAGACGCCCCAAAGCTTTGCTCTTGCCAGTTGGTATAACCGAAACAAGATTCTTCATTTGTTGTATAATAGGCAATGCCTTTTCTGCTATTGTTGCTTCTTTCTGGATAGTATCGAGTTCAGGCTTGTATCGCCTCTCTAATGATCTTTGTTGCTCAGACTCCAACTTAGTTTGCCGCGCTTGAGCTTTTGATATTATTTGAGGTATAAGATCAGGCCGGTTCATTTGAAGGGCTAAAACAGCTGATTGTTTATCAGCATCACTTAAGCCTGAAAGTTGGCTTCCCTGTTGTACTCCTTCAGCACCAAATATATTTTGGATAGTAGGAGCCAATGATTGTATTTTTTGATTCTCAAGCATCTGTTTTATTTTATAATTTGCTAGTTGTTGTGCGCCAGAGGCTATCCCAGTACCAAGGCCAGTTGCTAGCATTTCTCCAATAGAGCGTTGTCGCGGTAAAAGTGCCATATTATCTCCTTATCCAAGATACTTTGATAACAACAATGGAATTATACTGCCAGCTCCTTGTGCTAATCCAGCACCAAGCCCACCAAGCGTGCTTTGTTGCGGTTCAATAAACTGTGTTTGATATTGTGGCGTCAATCCTGCTTGCAAGAGAGCTAAAAGGCGTTGCTGATCCATGCCTTGTTGTTGCTGATTAAAGCCTTGCTCCATAGCAGCTAACTTTTGAGAAAGATTGGAGCCTGCAGAACCAAGTGCTTGTTCAAAAGCGCTTGATCTTTGAGATCCAGAACCAATGCCGGTAAAACGTTCAGCAATCCCAGGAACAATGTTTTGGTAAAAGTCTGAGAGAGCAGATTCTTTTATAGGAGCAAAGCTAGCTGATGGAAGATTTTGCAATCCTCCAAGACCCTGTGATAACAATTGAGCCAATGCATTTTGTTGCTGTGGATTAAACTGATTCATTCTAAGAGCAGTAGTTCCACCCGGAATCTCTTGTGTTTGATATCCTAGATTATTAGGCATTAATTGCGGGTTTTGTTGAGTTGTATTATTTCTTCTACCAGAAAGCCAACCACCTATTAAACTTCCAATTGCAGGAGCTCCTAATACAGCAAGCGTTATTGGGTCCATTGTTATTCTCCTTCAAAACGTTTTATTATGAGATCTCAGAATGTAGCATACGACAGGCGCAAACCAACGCCAACCATTTAGGAGGATTTAATGGCAAATTATGCTGATGAACTCAATCCTGGTCAACTTTTAGGCACTACTCAAATATACGATTTGAGTGGGTATAAGGGTGAGGATTTTAACGTTAGATTGCGGCAAAATTTTAACAATGTCTTACTTACTCTCAACACGAAAGATTCAGGTTATTATTCACAAGAGGAGTTTGTAAATGGCCAATTATTTTATCCCGACTATAGTCGTGTCAATAGTGGCAACACTGCTCCACCTACTTTTCGACAAATATACCGGAAGGTTATAGAAACAGGACAACTACCGGATGCTGGCACTACTAATACCGCACACGGCTTAAATGTTACAGGGAATTTTATATTCACAAGAATCTATGGATGTGCAAGTGATCAAACAGGCAACGTATACATTCCATTGCCATATTCTTCTGCAGCTGGAGCGACTAACATAGAATTGTCCGTTAGTGCTCTTACTGTCGACATTGTAACAGCATCAAATAGGACCGCTTTTACTAAATCCCACGTAGTGCTTGAGTACATCAAATTTTAGTTCAACCAAAAAAGGTGTGCAATTAAATTTTGTGATATATAAGCGCAGGAATAAATAAACCTGCGCCCGAAGAAGTAATTATAATCGTTGTCCTGTTGAGCGTGCATAAAAAGTCATTGAATGCAAAACAAAATCTTGTTGAGCCATATCAGTATTAGTTAATTGTTCGTCATTTTGGGTCAATCCGATTTGAACACAATCACCCTCAGCTTGCAAATAAACGGGGTGAACAAGGCGTGTTTGATATGCCTCGAGAGGATATATCGTATCATACGGATATGTATCTAAATTATAAGTACCAAGAGCAATGCCATCATCAACTGCATCAGCTCCGAGATCGTAATTACCAGTTGAAGAAAAGAAACTTGCAGTAAATACGTTGTCTTGCGTACTATCAACTTCAAAATCAACTTTTTCAATAGCTATTTTTTGTGCATCACCATAAAAATTAAATTCTTTTGTTATGAGCTGAACTTGACTAACTCGGGCACATGTCCCTCCGCCAGTGTAAGTACCAGCGGGAAGCGTTCCATCATTAATCCAAATGTTGATCGTATCTTTATCAATAACGCTTTGAACAACTCCAATTTTATTATTAAGATCAGTCGTTCCATTAGTGTATTCTATCCAAACATACTCATCTTCTACTAAGTTATGATCAATAATTGTCAATTGAAGAACCGGACTGCTTGTAAAATCAATATTGGTTATTTGTAATGCAGGCGCATTTCTATGCTGCGTAGGATCAATAACAAACGTCCATCCCTCTTGATTGCCAGCAAGTACGTTTCTATATTTTAAATTTGTAATCCCAGATGCCCATGTACGACCTGTAGTTGCCCATGTACTTTTTGTTGAAGACCACGTAGCATCTGTTTCATTTTGATAGTATCCAAAAGCTGTTATTGAATCATCAGCAGTTGACCATGAATTATTAACATAGTTATAGACGAGTAGCTTATTCGGATATTTCGCCGTATCTTTAAGTTCATCACTAAACGACCAATATGCCATTTCTAAAAAAAAGTCTCTGACGCCAGCAACACGTTCAAACCCTGTACTCCCATTAGTAATCTGGAACACTTTATCAGGAATTTGATTATCGATACGCTTAACAAGAAGTCCATCACACGAATGAATACCAGTTTCTCCAAATCCAAGAACAACTTTATCAAACTGTATTGATGAAAATGTTGATTCTGCCCCAAGCTCATTATCAATGTTTTGCCATATAAAAGGGAGAATCTGATTACCAGTATAAACAAGTTCCCAGGTACTATTTTCAAAATAAACAATGAGCCTATCTTTTAAAAGGCGCGCTGTAATTATTGCTTCTTTCGTAGGCGCATCTATCCATCCACCCAGACCGGGAATATCTTCATGCCACGCATTTGCCGCACTTGGATTGCCGTTTTGGCACCAACGTGCTCTATTGGCAAAATTATAATACGTGCCTGCGCCATTTACTTCTTCTGTTGTGTTGAGCGCAATAAGACGATCTTTAAACGAAACAATTAAGCGGCAGGTCTGTAAGGTGTAAACACCGGCAGAACGTGTCGCAGGAGCGATTGTCGACCATGTTCCAGCGGCACCATCCCAATATTTGATCTGGTCAGGCTGGTTATTATTTACAACAAACAACCAGTAATCATCATTTGTTGTTCCTAGATAATTTGTTGCCCAAAAAAATTGACTATCAGACCCACTCCACACGTCTGTTAATAAGCCAAGATTATTCCAGCCACTACTTTCTCGCTTGTAAGCAAACACAGTGTCAAATGCATATGTTAATTCATCGCTGATATTTATTCGTTCATACGTTACAATACCCATTACAGGTAGTGCAGGATAAAAGTAAACATCTTCAGCCGCAGGAGCTCCTACAAAATTATACGCACCTGTTGTCGTATCGTATGTTGCTATTGCCGTACCGTCTGTGATCAACATATTCGCAGGAGTTCCAGTTTGATAAACCGTATAAATAGAAGTACCAATAGAGAACATCTGGCCCACTGCTGGAGTAACTCCTGCTGGAACAGTACCAGCTGCTGCACCTGCAACCGTTGTATCAACTTTTACCCTTAAGCGAGAGTTAAGTTGTTGATATTCAACACCAGCCGTATTGTCAAATAACCTACTGCCAAAGCGTTTTTTTACGCGACCACGCCATACATAAGCATTATCTAAAAATTCAAAAGCATCTTCAGGTAACAACCATGGCTTAACGGCATTAATTCGACCAGATTTATATGGACCAATAAAAAACGCTTTTTTAGGCATATTAATCACCTATTACTATATAATATACTGAAAAAGCTACCAATGGAGCATTGTTACTTAATCGCTGTTCTGCATACCACGTAAAGTTCGCGGCAGTTAATGTCTGCAAAAAGCCATGGACATTATCGGCAGGCTGTTTAATTGTGGTAAGACTACATGAATAAACGTTATTAAATGCTGGAGCTCCCCCTGGGAAGTTATAAGTATGAGCTTGAGGATTCCCCAGATTGTGATTATCAACGCCCCATTTCATTAAAATTCCTGATGGCAAACGCGTCCAACCTACAGCCGCAGCTTCACCAGCTGTTATTTCAATTACATCTCCATTGCTCTCACGCCTAAAGCAAAGCTCAGTTACTCCGGATGTTGCACCTTCTTTTGTGTAAATAGCACCTTCATTTACCGCTGTTGCGGCATCGGCACCCTGTTCAGGCATTTGCACAAATTTATGTTTTCCATGATTTGTGCCATCGGTAAAATCGACATGATTTATCTGCCATTCGCTATCTATAGTCGCAAAGTTTTGAAGAATTAACGGCTGTGAGTCGTTTATCTGGTCACTCGGCTGTGGAATATTGTTATTGTAACCTGGCATTTTTTCTCCTAATAATTATTCCAATTCCAACCGTTTGGATTTAGTCCGGCTTGTTGCGTATATATTGTAGCACTACGCTCATTTGATTGTTGAACAATGGTTCTACGTTGCACTAACAATTCTTGCTCTTTAAACATAGGCATTATTGCTTGTGCTGATTCCATATCCATACGATCTTCAAATATTTTTTTCGCTGCACCGATGGCAATATATTGCCAGTGCTGCTCTAGCACTGGTTCATCTGGATTGTCTAACAATTCAGTAGGTCTAATATATGTTTCTATGCGGACTTGATACGGCTTATCAGGAACTGGCCTCAAGGTGAACTTATTATCAAAATAAAGAACAGCTTGAGGCCGAGCAGCTTGATAGCTTACAATTTGCGCTTCTACTTTTTCACCTGCGCCTGGAGCTGCATTAAACGTAATGTCATATTCGCCTGTGACGTAATCAATTGTACTTGGAGCTCCGAAATCGCCATAAAGCGTGCCATCGCCATCTTCATCATAAATAGACATACCATCATTATTTGCGTCAATTGACTCAAATAAGACGTTGTATCGTAACAATGGCGTTGAACTTAACGTTCCAGTGAAGTTAGTCGTTGCAGCATCACCTACTCCAATATTCTGTGTCGCCTGTAAAGCAGGATATATATTAAAAAACTCGTCTCTGCTCTGGGTAAACAATACTCTATAACCAGCAACATATACAGGATCATGAGTTGTTATGACAGCATTTTTAAAATCATAAAGCGGGTCATCCGTATCTACAAGATTAGTTTCATATACATCTATATTTGGCTGTGTATAAAACGTTAACGTTTTTCTAAAGGTAAACAGCCTTAGCTGTTCTGGCATATCATACAAGAGAAAGTCATTTATATAATCAGTTAATGTTGCATCTGACAATTGTGCTTCAGAGGGCGAGCGTGTAATTCGTCTCACTTTAGTTTTTATATCTGCAAGTGTAGCAGGCATATCTCACCTTTCTTACGTAACATTTTTTACAGCCAGATTGTATGAGTCGGAGATGTTTCCTATGGGAATACATAAAGCAGTTTGACGATAATCAGCAGGAGAAGCGGGGGCTAAAAAGGAATCGTAGGTCGTAGTGTCAATTTCTACGCTAAATGTATCATTTGTTAAAGCAGTGACTGGGCCGTACATTCCATTTATCTGAAACATACCGTAATAGTTTGGCACATAAATCCTAATAATCAAACCTGTCCTGTAATCATGATCAATATTGGTAGTGATTACAGCATTTTTTGCTTTTGATATTCCCGTTACCAATCTCATCGCTGGCTGGTAAATAGGATCAGGATTTGCATACCAAGCACACATAACTATCCAATCACTGGCTTATTCTCAATTACTACTTCTTCTATTGCTGACTCTTCAAGTCCTTCGATATCAATAAACTCTAAACTCTGAAAACTACATCTATGGACTTTCCGCCCTACATTTATAGATGGCTTTCCGTTTTCATCTTGTTGATATGCATGAACTGGATACCAGCAATTCTTATTTAAATGTTTAGCAACTCCTAAAGGCAAAGTATATACTTGGCCATCAACTAAATCGTATCGTTCGACTGGGTCTTTCTTATAAGCTCTAAATACAAAAGACATAGTCCCACCTGGAACTTCGTGGAATCTAAAAATTCCTTTTACAAGTTCACGATCTTTATCTCTTTGTCGAACGAGTGCCTTTTTAATTTTATCTTTGTCAGGGCAATGTCTTTTACCGATACCAACAAGAGGACGAGCTGGTGATATACCTTGATTATTTTTTAACGACATATAATCTCTCCATGCAAAAAGGAGAAGCCGAACCAAGATAGTCCGGCTCTCCCATTAATTAACCTTCTTGAAGATCACTGAATGACTTACCAGCAACCCAATACATAACATCATTGTTAGCACCACCTGGGCTTGCAACACCAGTTGGAAGACGCATGCCAATGTATGCAGTATTTCGGGTAGCATCAGCCAATAGATCAACAGCGCCTGTAATTGCTGTTCCAGTGTCAATACCAATAGGAACTACCGTTGGTATTGTGAATGGGACATCTCCAGGCAATGCAAATGAAAAGGCTGTGAACGCTGTAGAATCAATGTTTGTGGTAATAGTAGATGCAGTCACTGCAGTCACTATTCCCTCAACACCATTGATCTCTATCATGTCAAAATTAGGATCTGGAAGATTTACACGTATCTTCTGACCAACCGTGAATCCATGCTGAACAGATGTCGTAATAACAGCATTTGCTGCTTGTGTAATATTTACGATATACCTGAAACGTGGATAAAAGATTGGATCATAAGGAATATGTCGATAAAATCCAGCTGTGCCTGCTGCGCCAGCGGCATTTGCCATTGCATAACGCATATCAAACGATGTATTAGTTACAATATTATCAACTTCAAAATCCCAACCACCAAGTGATGTTGCACCAGTTACCGAATTCAATCGAACAATCGAACCAGTTTGAAGTGCACCAGTATTAGCAGTTGCAATTGTTGGCGTAACAGCATTTGTCGCACCAGTAATAGCAACTTCAGCATTGGGAGATGTATCAGATGAATCTACATAAAAGAATCCTGTTCCTGCTGCAAGAGCATTAACAGCAACAGTCTGATCAGCTGCTGGATGATACCAATAGAGACCTGTCCCATTGGTCATCCCACGCTGCCAGTAATACTCAAATCCATCATTATTAGTAGCACCATCAGCCGCAGAATAGTTATATACACGCATCCAATCAACACCTGATCGAAGAACAACGTATTTATCAGTTCCATCAGCTGTAAAAGTACCTTGCTGTATTATAGTTCTATCCATGAGTATATCTCCTTTCTATTATGCGAGTGTTGCACGCAAGTTGATTACCCAAAGGTCATTGGTAATTCTAGGTACTTCAGCAAATTTATATCCCACCGAGCAGTTTAATGCCAATGGGCTATCATATACTGGAGGACGATAAATAAATTGACTACTATAATTATCCTGCTCGATACATGCATATGCTTCCATACCAACACAGAAGATATTATAAACATCATCACCGAATGCAGATCCTGCAGTTGACTTTGATCCAGCGCTTGACAGTAAGAATCGAAGATTCTGTATACTTCCCCACTCAGATCTAAGCGTGTTCATAGGGGATGGATATGCATTTTTATGAATAAATCCGTCAGTATTATTAAGATCTCCACTCATGTCTGTATGGCATAAAGCGAAGTATGCATCACGGATTGGAGCTGTTCCGAACTTATCTTCACCCTCAATGTTATCCATAATGGTATAAGCATTGTTTCCAAGAAGAGTTCTCACAACAACCGATATATCATCAGGAGTGATTTCTGTAGGATTGTCACCGTTAACTCCGCCAACACAGTTAATCTGTGCTGCGGTTCCCGCCAACATATTACGCGTCAGTTCATCCTCTGTCTGACGAAGCGATACACCCAAACGGGCAGCTGCCTCATTCAAAGCAGGGTCTTGATTTTGCAGGGTTACCTGTTCGTTCAATATTATATATTGGCCATAGTGATTCATCTTTGCATCGATATCAACTGCACTTAGTGTAGTTGCAGGTGGTGTGACACCTGTATTACCTAAAGGAACAGTTGCTGATGGCAATGGATTATATCTACGCATACGCAGTGTTGTTCCACCATTTCTTGGCATCTGCATTTTCATAGCAGGTATTTTATGTATAAATTGTGGCGTTGGAACACTTAGAAGCTTATAAGAAAAACTCTGTTGCACTGGCGCAGGCAGGAGAGTTGTCGTAGTAATAGGCATAATAACTCCTATCTGTAACCGAAATTAAACAACTATCTCGGGTTGGCGATTCCCATACAGCCTTGGGTTGGCGATGCCCGTACAGCCAGGAGTGGGTGAGCGATTCCCATACAGCTCAGTTATGTTCTACCAAAATTAAAAACAAAAGTTCAAGAAAAAAGCCACATTATCTAAGATAATGTGGCACATCCAAAGGGGATTGGATTATGAAGACTTTTTTCTATAATGATTCATCTCTTTCCAGAGTTCGCTTGCTAGCTCAGGTGTTAATCCTTCAGCGAATGCATTTGCGCGTGAAAGTGGAGATTGCCCTTCTTGAGGAGATACAGAAGAAAGCGGGCGTGGCTTGCTTACATTCTTTTGGACAGTATCACGTTGTTTACTATAAGCATCTTCTTTAGCAAATCCATACATTTTTATAGCTCTATAAGCAGATTTTGCTTGTGAATAAAAGTTTGGATTATGCAAGATAGACTGTGCTAGGTCAGGGTCAGCATCTCGTAACATTGCTAGTGTTTCTTGCGTTACAACCTTTTTGTAATCAGGAAGTTCTGCATGAAGGCGTGATTCGGCAAGTTCTTGGCGGATCGATTGCAATTCTTTTTTTTGCTCAGCACGAGCTTTCTTTAGATGTCTTGCCTCAACGAGATCTTCATCACTTAAAGTAAAATCATCTTCTTGCTTTTGCTCTACAGAAGATGTTTTGCGTTCGTATTCTTCAAGGCGCTTTTTAAGTTCTTGCCGTTCTCGCTCTGCTTGCTCTGCTCGCTCTCTAAGAACTCTCCAGTTTTGCACTCGTTTATTATACTCATCGTCTGGTTTTTCAGCTGCTTCTTTGGGAGCTTCTGTTTGTTCTGTGGTTGATTGTTGCTGAACTTCTTCATTCCCTTCTGAAACAGCCTCAAGAGGCTGCTGAGTCTCTTCTTGTTCATCAATCATAATACTCCTATAGCTTTTCAATTATATTACTGTCTTTTCGTTCGCCATTTAATCGTTTAGCAAGCGTCAGTAGTGTACCATCATAGAAGTCTAAAACATATTTAAGCAGTCCTTGCTCCTCAGGAACAATATATATTGCACTTTGCTTGAACATCTCGCAAACATCTTTTGCTGGAACTACCCATAAAAAATCTAATCGAGCAGGTTTTCGATAATATTTATATACCGTCTGATCATAAGTAGGCGTAGGACAAGAAGTACGCCCAAAAATATAATTCCGCAGAACATTATGCATCAATCTCTCTTTTTTTGTCTCAACGATTACATAAAAGTTACCAATAAACATGCTTTTACAACGTTCTACGCATGTTTCTATTTCTTTTTCATACGTTTTATGAATTTCTCTTTCTAGTTCTATCGGATCAGTAGTTTCAGGCACTTTGCGAGCGAGCTCGAGTGACATTTTCCCTACAGTTGGGCGTTTTTTATTTTTTTTCTGCATCTTCTCTTTCTTTCTGAGAACACATGCTATGCTAATGGATGGAAACAAACCAAGGAGATCATATGAAAATTTTTAAAGTTCTAGTGTTACTCAGTTTTATACCATTACATCCATCAGAATCGCAAGAAATTACACGCACTCGCTCAGGATCTGTAATCATAGACTTAGAGCCAGGATCTCCGCTAGCAATCAACTATGCACGATCTAAACATCCTATTGCTTATAAATTAGTGCATAAAGCAATGAATGGAAATTCCAATGCCTTTGTTATAAAAACGATCGGCAAGAGCCTTGATAAAGATAGAGATGGTAAACTCTATAAAGAACTACGCCAAACACGTAAATTATTGCAAGAAATTGCCGAACCTAAGAAAGAAAAAAACAAAAAATTAGACCAAACCCTGATAAGTGAATACATCATCAAGGAACTTTCTGAGAATATAGTTAGAAAAAAGGGCGAAGCTCAATATCATAAGAAACAGAAAGTTGTAATAGCTATCGCAGGGGTTATTGGAACTATAGTAACAAGCGTCTCAGCGGCTGTAGCTGCTTATTTCTCTCATCAATAAGCTATTTCTTCTTTGTACTAGCTCCACTTGCTTTTTTCAACCGTTTTTGACGCTTGTTGTCTCGCTTAGCCGTGTCTAAGGCTATCGCAATCGCTTGCTTTCGTGAAGTAACTTTTGGACCCGATTTGCTGCCTGAATTAAGAACTCCGCGATCGAACTCTTTCATTACCTTATGAATTTTTCTTTTTGCTTTTTTTGATTTTGGACATGCTTTTTTTACCATTTTTTTTCTTGCCATTTTTTTTCGTCCTCTCAAGCTTATGTTCCATTTTTGATAATGCTTTATAATAGCGTCTATCCTCTTCAAGATGAGCAAGCGCTATTTTTGCTGTCTTTGCAAGGCTTCCCTTAGTAACATTGGTCTGACTTGAAACTCCTCCTTTATTTTTTGGGCCATGTTCCATCTCCACACGAATACCCTTCTTAAACTCAGATATTGGAATATTTTTAGCTGCGAGATTAAACTTAGACGCAAGTTTTTTAACTTCTGAATCATTTATCTTCATTTATATTTCTTTCTCTTACGTGATGTTTTCTTTAGCATCAAGGCTAAACGCACTCTTTTGGCGACTTTCGAGTTTCCTTTAGTAGCTTGAGTCAACCCCTCTTTAACTTGAGACTTTTCCTTTCTCGTTTTAGCATTAGGCATATTTCACCTCATATCTTGAAAGGTCACAATGACTTATATTTTTGTGTTCATAGCATTGGTTTTACTATCAAATCAAGGAGAAGTATATTATGAAACAATTGATAAAACTGGGAAAGTAGAACGTGTCCAAGGCATTCCTCCAAAAATTATCGAAGCAATGATAGCAGCTGATTGTAAGATTCCTCAAGAGAATCTTAACTTCTCTGAAGATATACTTAAAGATTTAGATGAGATAAATAATATTTATTACGATCCACACGACGACTATTGTTAATCTCCCGATGATGCGTTAAAATAAATTATCTTCATTGAAAACAAAGTGATACTTTACATTCTCATACGGTATACTTGTTTTATAGGGAATCGGTTTTATATCGATTCCTTTTTTTCTTGGAACGTTTTCCTGGCCATAAAAGACGAGCTGCTATAGCAGTTGCCTTATTTTTGGGCCTAACTGCTTGTGGCATACCACACCTCTTTTAGCTTTATATTAATATCTCTTAGGATTACGGCCCTTTTTGCCACGCCCTTTGCGAGCATCATCATTCATTTGCTGATCTATTCCAGTAATAGTATCATCAAGTTGTTGTCTCATTCCATATACAATCTCTGGATATGACTTCATTATCACATTCTGTGGAAGATTAGCAAAAGCTGAGTGATCTTCTGAGATCATTCCGCCTTTTGAGCCATAATATTTCTTCTTTGCCATAGTACACCTCATGTAGAAACCATACAGATTGCTAATTCAATTCTCAATCTGTACAAGGATTTACCTCTAACTACCCAGCGGGCCACCCTGCTGCGGTGCTTGAGGCTGCATACTGGTTGATCCCTTCTGTGATCGTACAGCCTGCTTCAATTCTTCTTCTCGTCCTCCTTGTTCAACTTCATTTTTTGCCTGTTGCTCTTGTGATTTCATCATTTGTGAAAGCGAGACAAGGGTTTGAAGCTGACCAATATCAATAGATTCAATTTCTTTTAATGCCTTTACAAGATCTAATACACCAGACATTCTGTCTTTCTGTGCCTCAGCAACACGTTCAACAGCAAGCGCTTGATTCTCTTCAACTCGAGATGCACGCTCAAGAGCAAGACCCCTATCAGCCTCCGCCCGAGCATCAGCCAAATTAGCCCGTGCCTCAAGTTCTTTCATTTGAACTTGTGCCTGCATTTGTTCAAGTTGCTGTTTCTGCTGAGCTGATTGTGCAACGGCATCTGTGAGCTCTTTCTTGTTCTGCAATGTACATGCTTCAAGCAACTGATCATCAGGAATTGGAACACCAACTTCACGCAATTGCAACAACTGAGCAAATTGCATTTGGCGTTGCGTTGTTGTATTAAGTCCTTCCTCAATAGAAGCATCATAAACACCAAAGTTCTTGTTATAAAACTGCGGCGTAGGATCACCTTCTATGATTCGTGAAACTTTACCAGGAGTAAAATTATTTTGAATCAAGGATATAAACATTTTGCCAAGCAATTTCTGAGATGTATCGAGCTGGTCAAATAGAGACTGAAGAGTAGTAAGACCAGCCCCTTGCCGTAACATACTTAAAACACCAGCCTTATCATCAATTGCACTTCCAAGAAGCTCTTCATTAACGCCGGATATTTGATTGATTTCTTCTCCGAGACTTCTTGATATTTCGAGTGTAGTTGGTGGTATTTGTGGCGATTGGATTTGCTGAACATCAGTCATTTGAGCGGTTGCTTTTAACGCAAGGCCTTTGCCCTGTCCTGCCATAAAGACATCTTTGGGATTTACAAGTGCATCTTCTTTATATATCCATCCAGAATTCAATTGTGATTCAAGTATATCGAGCTCAATCACTTTTCTGCGGTTATAAAGATATTGCGCATCTCTTAAACTCCTAACAACACCTTGTATCCTCCACCCATAATAAGGCATTTGTGGCCGATAGTATGCAAAAACTGGAACGAATGGATAAACATCAAGCCCCGTAGGATTACGACCATCATACATAACTTTACCCTGTACAACGATCGCTAAGTTAACTGTTGGTATCTCTTGGTCAAAAACAGTCACCTGCGGATACACAGTTAAAAACTGGCGCAATGAATCATCATTCCCACGCCATTCCATAGTCTCACCAGTTTCTGAATCTATCAAAATACGCTGAGTGCGATAATCACGATAATAAAACTCATCATATGTTAAAAGTTTTGATGTATTGGTGCTGTAATTTTCTGGCAAATATTGGAACTTTCCATCTTTATTCGCATCTTGAGGGCACATAGATGCAATCTCATCAGCTTTATCTGGAAGCAACGACATACATTCAGACTTTGATACATATGTTCTTTTCCAAAGTCCATTACAATCAGAAAGATCCGATCTCTTAAAGTACGGATCAATCAGAAAACTGTTATACGGGCAGTTTGTAACACGTATATTTCCAGAAACAGGATCGTTACGATAGTCCATCCAGACTTGCAGAAGATTCATGCCTGTTACAAGAGCGCCATGGAATGCGTCAGATACTGTTTGCAAGACATCATCTTGTCGATTAGCCCACATTATTATTTGCGAAAGTTGGTCTGCCGTCTCTTGATCAGAATTCTCAACTGGCACTACAATCGTAGACTTTCTATTCTTACGCTGATGGCCAGATATCATACTTATGACACGGCGAACTCTATTAAAGTTAAATTGTCTTCGCTGATGAGCTGGCAGATTTCCATACAAATCATTCCATAAAGATTGATCACCAGCTTCAAATCGTGTATCAATATCAGCCTCTGACCAATACGCTTGGTTTTGCGTCAGCGCTTCTGAATAGAACTTTTGCATGCGCCTTAAGATAGGCCTGTCGCGCTCATCAAGACTTTCCGGAGCTCCTGGAAAAAGCATGCATACCCCTTTTCTAGATCAAATTTTTAATTGTATATACAGGGGTATTCTAGAAACTCATATTACCAAAAGCAAGAAATTCTATTTCTCTTTGTTCCCTTCGCGAAGGTCATTATCCCAATGAATAGATTTTATATACTTACGAAGATCTTCGCATGAAGATTGTCGCTTCAATACAGGTCTTGCATATTTTCCTGACGGATGCACATATATCTTTACCTTTTTAGCCTTCTTCTTCCATTCAAGATATCGGTCTTGAAGGTCTTTCTTCTCAGAAGCCCAAGAGAATAATGGTATTATAATAATCCAGAAACAATATTTCATCATATACCTTTTTTTAATACTCCGTACGACAAAAATATCCACAAGACGAATGACCCTATAAGCATTCCCACCGAAAACGTATGAAGCGCAAATGTTAACAATAGGCTCAGACATGCAAGTGTAATAATATTATTTTCCATCATTGTCATCATTTACACCTCTTATAAAACGATTTATTATCTCTTTTATCGTAAGTCCTGCAGATAAAACATTACACCTAAAACGACGATACTCTTGTTCATCAACTTCAAACGTTTTCTTCACATACTTTTTTTCATTTTTTTTCATACTGCTCCTTGACAACCCTGGGTTCCCTGGTAATATTGTTAACAAGTATAGGCCTATATAAGTAATTAGTCAATGAATAGTGTTTCTAACAAAAGGAAATCAATGAAAAAGTTTCATTGTATAGGCTTACTATCTTTAATTGCAATGCAGGCAATTGCACTAGAGATACCTGAAAAATCAATAGTGGCTCAGAAGGGAACAAAAGTATCATTTAAAGACGGAGATTTCTTCGTAGAACGAGATGGAATCAAACATGAAACACAAATGTGCTTTAACGCTAAAGAGCTCAACAACATGGACAGAGCTAAATTGTTAGCGTTTCTTAAAAACGGCTACATCCAAGTAAAACCACACGGTAGTAGTTACTGCCTCGATACACATCAACGCCTCAACGGTGGATGGTGGATATCAGGATTCGTTGGATATTGGACAGTCAAGTTAGGAGCAGGCGCAGTTGTTAGCCTTGGTATCAATAGCCTTATAAGTAAAATGCGAGGAGGTCGCAGCAGAAGAGCAACGTCAGCTTTTAGCGATGCTACTTCATTTGCAGAAGCAGCATCATCTGGAATAAGCGGAATAGCATCGTATACAGCTTCAAATGTCATAGAAAATACAATAAACAAGATCCCTGGGGCACAAAGTGCAAGCGAGTCAGCCGCACTAGTATCAGTTACAAGCGGTGCAGGCGCGATGGCCGCTGTTGAAAGTGCAGCCCTATGGGTAGGAGCTGTTTTAACCGCATGTCCATACATACCGTAAAGGGAAATAATGAACTTTAAGAAACTATTAGCCATTAGTGCACTCGCAATATCAACTCAAATGTCAGCAACAGGATGTTTCGATTGCTTTAGATTCATACCGCTATTTTCATCGGTAAGTAGATTGCTTTCACCTCGAGCAATATTTTCTGAAGATAGATCAACATCACAAGCTCAATTATACGCTGATATTGCCACAGTAATTACTTCATTCCAAGGGCAAAACAGAAGTAATTCATACAAAGAGAATAAATGGACTTCCTATGGAAAAGCATTTAAACCTGGGTTTTTCACAAATATGAACAGGGACAATTAAAGACGGGGGCGGCTGTATAGCCGCCCCCCATCTGAAAATAGTAATGAAAGGTATCTAAGATATTACTCTTTTAAAAGGAGTTTTTTATATAGCATATATTTTTCAACATCTGCATCACTACTATCATTCAAAAAAATGTGCTCATACTTTTTAAGAAATACTAGTTTGCGTTTTATAACAGGATAATAAATAGTCTCTTTTTCTTTATCAGTTAATCCCATTAACATATCGGTAGATTCAAGCTGTTCTATTGCAATAATAACTTCACTGTATATACGAACTATATCTTTTATATTTTTATTTCTCCACTCAATTATTCCCAAAATAGTAAAATAAATGATAAACAGAGCTAATATTGACGGGACAAGAATAAATACAATATCATGCAAAGAAAACTTATTTAAAGCAACAAATAAAGGAATGTAAGCGATAGGAACCAATGCAATCCTCCTAATAATATCCTGGTTTTCTAAATGGAGCCGGTGTTCTTTCAGATTCACCATACATTGCTTCTCGATACCGCTTATCAAGATCTTGTGCTGATGATCCCTTCTGAACATAACGCAATGATAGCGATAAATATCTCATCGCATCTGCACCGTGACTATATTGGTCGTGCAAAGGTCGATCATGATAAATCTTGCGCTTCTCATTAAATTCACGACGATAATTCTCAAGGCATTTAATTAATCGACCACACTTTTTCTCGTCAATCCACGTCTTAGGTAAAGTTGTTCTTACTGCCTCGATCCCATCAGCTATTAAAAGATTAGGCAACACACAGAAACGAAGGCCAAGTTCCTTGGCTTTTTCTAACCGAGACATACCAGTACCAAGCTCACGCACTTTTATGTCATGTGGGGCGAATACCTTGCCATAGGTATACTCTTTGTCTTGCAGAAAGCGAACATAATACTCAAGACCTTGCGAATGTGCTTCATGATAATCAATTATATGAACAACTGCCCCAATCACCTGGTAGAAAATTAGAGCAGTTGCGTCACGCATACCTAAATCAAATGCTACATGAACTGGAAATGCAGGCTCCCACGGAACTTCCCCAATTTGATTATTTAAACGAAGCTTATCTATATATCTGCAATAATACGAACCTTCAACACCCATTTCAAAGGATGTCCAGTACTCTTGTTGCGCCAACTCCCCAGACATTTCGCCCATTGCTATTTCTTTTTTGATCTGAGCAACAGAGATATGGCCTGTATCTTCAAGAGTTAATTTCTGACAGAACCAGTCTTTTGGATTATTTTTAGCGATCTGATAAAGATCCCAAAAATGGTTGTGGCCCCTGGGGGTAGAGACCACAACCACTGTACCATCATTAGCATTTAAGATTGGACGGACAAATTTATAAGCTCTATCATCCGCGAGGGCATACTCCGAAAAGACAACACATCGTGGATTAGTACCGACAAGAGACGTGTCATACGTATCAGAGCCTATTAGTTGGATGATAGAGCCATTTGTAAGTACGATCTTCATTTCCTGGCTGTTCTTCTTTGAAATTATCTCAGCAGGAATACAGTCAATAAACTTCTTTCCGTCATTGGTTATAGATTCATAAATTACAAGTCGAGCTTGTTTAAACGTAGGAAGACAATAGAAATACACACCAACCCTGCGCAAGGCCATGCGAACAACAAGGTTAAATACCGTAAAATCCTTACCTGCACGCCGTGGCCAGATTGCTAAAATCTTTTTAAAGCCATCTTTTTCAACCGCATTAATGAGCGGCATCTGATAGCTACGGGGCTTAAAGCGGTTGAGGTGTATTTTCGTCTCGATTTTCATTACTACCTTTTCCTTTTTTACATCTCTTCAACCATGTACGCTGAACTTCTAGCAGCAATTTCTGGATCTCTAATAGTATCGTTAGTAACTTCAAATTCTGGAATCTTCATCCAACCAACAACAAACCAATACTTGTTTTGACGCCGATTTAGCCTCCAGCCACCATAACAATTCCATGTAGTTAATTCATACTCAAGAATATATGGTCCACGCTCGCCATCTTTATTCATTATCACTGCCAAAACATCTGTGTCAGCAGGAGGTAGTACTTGTGGAAAATTATTCCATTTCATCTTCAAATCCTGATTTTTCATCATTAATCCATGCTAAAGTAGTAGGCGTAAATCTAATTACAAAATTTCTTTTATATAGACCGGGAGCAGCAACTCGTAAGAAATCTTTGAATCCATCTGTGCACATTGCTTCATCATAAAACGTCATAGGTGGTGGAACATAGACTGAGAATTTCAGCAATTTATTGCTCATCTTCAAGTCCTATTTTTTCGGGTTGCAACAACTAAAACAGGAATATCTTCAGGGGGCAAATTTTCGGGGAATCTATTCCAAACCATTTAATCCTCTTTAATTGAATTACTATAAACCAGTTTTAGCATTTTAAGCTCATGCTCAGATTTTTTGTTCAAATATTCTGTAAGGATACTGCCATTAATATATTCTTGGTTCGGATAAAACCAATCAATATACTGCTCGAAAGAAGGAAAAGATGCTTCTCGTAAAGCAATGGCTTGAGAGTGCACTTTTTTAAATTTATTCAGATGTATTTTTGTCTCGATTTTCATTCATCCAATATCTATCAAAAATGTGTTTTCGCTCCAACTTACTTTCATTCCCATAGAGTTCTGGTATAAAGCAAATTTCCCATCTATCGTTATTTCTTTCTAACCACCAGCCAGTTGCGACAATACGCAGACACATATCAATATCATTACCTTCGCGTCCCGGGAAATACGTATCATCAGCTATTTTTTTAAATTCTTCCCATGTCGCAACCAAACCTTCTCCAAGGATATCAACCCACTTAATATCCTTTTCATCTAATCCATTTATGCTAAGAAATTCTAAAGTCTCATAAAGTAAGTTACGCATTTTTTCTCATCCTTACTCACGTATCAATTGATATTTACAGTCATTATCAATCAAAACAAGATCTTCTTTTCCATAAACAATACGCTTTAAAGCATCTTTTTCCAATTTATATAAACAGATACCATCAACAGATCTTATTTTAACATCATCACGATATTCAATAGAGACAGGATCAAAACCTCGATTACTTATGTTCCTAAATCTAATCTCAGCTTCCCCTTTGTTTGTTCCTAAGCAATAACCGCAAGATAAAACACATCTAGGTGTCTCAGTAAAAATATTATCAAACCGTGGTTCTGCATCATAACTTGGTGCAATTGATATGGAATTAATTTTATTGCCAATCAAATTACCCAAGTCTTTAACAGGCTCAAAAATACATGTATCACAACAGTAAGGCACAATTTCATAAGCAAAAAAACGCCTTCCAGTAGCGTCAAGAAAGACCAAGAAGTCTTTATCCTGAGACATGTATACAGCATGAATAATTGACTCAAATAATTCTTTCATTTTCTCTTAATGCTTCAATACCATGAGATGGATATGAAGACACGATACCAAAAATATGAAGACATAAAGACCAAAAAGATAATTGCAACTACAGATAAGATAGTCACAAAACATGAAGACTGTTCCTCATCCATCATTATTAATCTCTTCTCTTAAAGGATCCAAAACAACAACTTATCTTTTAATCCCAAAATCTTTTTTACGAATTTTACACATCTTACCTGTAAAACCTTTATCGTAAAAAACTATACCTTCAATATCATGAGATGGATCTGATAAATATTCTTTTATTGCATCAAATGAGACGTCATCTATATGCAAAATATTGCGTCCATGGGGAACCAACACATGGCTATCAAACTTCTCACGGTTTCCATTTATTTTTGGCCCACAAAGCTCATAAGTCCAACTTTCTTTACTTTCTAATGCATCAAAAGCCTCGAAAGCCCACCGATCAGCCTTCTTACTTCTATCACAAGGAACCCAGTGTGGATAATGTCCCGTTGTTGCATCTGGATCCTGGCAAGGAATTGCCCCATCTGGAAGGTTTCTACCTGGTTTTAGATCGAAACGTTTATAAAGCTCTCCATTTATTATTGCCACCGCAGTTCCATCATATTTTCTGGTGGCAAAGAATCCTTCCAAAATCCATTTGTTTTCTTCGCGCAATTTATTGATTACCCGACCAAGATTATCAGGGTCTTTTTCAAATAACGTCTTAATCTTCCTCATCGGCCCTCTTTCTAATAAAATTAAGCATACACTCCTGATCTTCAGCGATTGGCAAAGAATCAGAAAACAACGAACTTTCAAGATTTATAGATACGGCTTCATAATGTTCGGCTAGCACAGAATCTACCATATACTTCAATTCAAGTAGAGATTCAATATCGTCAGATTCCTCCTGATAGAAGTATTCTACGTTTACCCTAGCTCCCGAATAGAACCCTTCAACTTCTTTTATTCTATAACCGTGCTTTGGATCCCACATTGCGATCTCAGAGTGAAACCGTGCTATTTCCTGTGGCTTTGAGTTTCTTACAAGAACAAGAAGGTCAACACCTCGTCTAGGAATAGCAATCTCAGCTTGGCGCCACACAATATCTATAAACTTAATGCCATGTAAAGTCCTAAACTTTATTTTGTCTTTAGTCTTTCTCATCGTCGCCCTCGCATGTTAATCGATCTAAAATGATTGTTTGAATCTGTGACTTGGACTCTTCTGGCTTCTTGAGTTCCGCCCACCTCTTATCAGCCTTATCCCAATCATCACTATACCGATGCATTATATGCATTACAGGGCGCTCACGCAACTTTCCTTTCAGCATAAGTTCTTCACGGCGGCAAGCAACAAGTGCCTTTGCTATCTTATTGGCACGAGCAAGATGCTCATTCTCTCTGCAGAGCTCCCAAAAGTAATCTGGTGTTATCCCCTTAAGAAGTGGGAATTTGGTTAATACAAGAGAGTCTTCATAGCCTGCCCATTCTACATAATCATCTGCGAGTCTTTTAAATAAAACTGGTGGGTATGGTTTGTCGTTAGCGCTGCAAAACTCTGAATATATTCTGCTAAGCATTGCTGATTTAGGTCTTGCTTTTTTGGTAGGCTTAATATTTTTAGATTTCTTCATTATTTTCCAGTCTTTGGATTATGAATTCGGTGCGCGGTTTTTTTGAATATATCTTTTTGCAATTTATTTCTGCTATCCGAGAGTCGTTTTCGAAGAGAACTTTTTGGGCGACGTCGCAAATATATTTTACGAGATTATCGAGGTCTGGTTTGACGGCGTGTGGATATCCTGGTTTGGATTTTCGCTCACGAGATGGGGGTATAACCATGTAAAATGTGGCGTTGAGTCTGAGGGGTCCTGAGTATTTTGGTCTATTTCCGTGTTGAGCAACGAGTGTGATCTCTGAAGTTACTTTCAGTTGTTTTTGTGAGTCCCATGCTCTGTGCTGTCCGAAGCGAACACGTGCTAGAGGTATAGGATCACCCACAAGGGTATACACAATATCATCGTCGTTGAATCTGTATTTATTCTCTAGCGAAAGCTTGCCTTTTTTGAGGGTCATTGCGCTTCTCCTGATTAAAAGATTGCTTAGACCCTAAATTTACCCCCTGTCTCTATGACCATGCTAGCACACAAATAGACTCTCAATCTAGTAAGAATCCTAAAAAGGGATGGTGATAACCTATTTACAGGTAGAAAACACCTTTTTTAGGCATAATAATCAAATGTTGGAAATGTTGGCATAATGTTGGCATTTTTTTGCCAACAAAATTGATATGCTCAATATACTGATCTAATATATATATTGATATATATATATATATGTATATGTATAAATGTTGGAATGTTGGACAGGGGGGGGGTCTATCTTTAGGTTTTTGAAAATTTAAGAAAAAGAGGGGGAGTATGTCCAACATTCCAACATTTGCCATTTTTGCGACCAATAAGTCGACCAGATCGGCGTTGGCGTGTTGGCATTTTTTTGCCAACATTTTGCCAACATTTTGCCAACACAAATAAATACTAAAAAAATACAACCAAAACTCATTGAGTAATGATTGCATTAAAATTTTTATTTATTTCAGTTTATATTTATTATTACTCGTCAGGATAGATTCCTATTGGTTTGAAGAATTTGGCTCTTACTTTCATATCGACTTGTTCAATTTCGCCTCGATCTTCTAACAAAGTAAGGCAGCGATTAAAGTTTTCTGGTTTATCTTTAAATCGTTTGTGCTGAGCCTGTTGAATTGTGCGATATTTAATTGGAATGAATGTTTTTTTATATTTATCTCTTATGAATTTCAGAACTTTTTCAGCTTTTTCTCCAAGATCGTCTGCTACGAAAACTTCTTCAAATAAGTTTATAGTAGATTCGATAGCGGGTTCAACAAACGTATAGGCTATGAGAAATGCTTCTTCGCTAATTTCATCACAAGCATGTGGAAGGCGATGGTCACGATAACTTATAAAAGGCTGAAAGATTGCTGCAAGTTTTTCTATATTGGTCATCCAACGCTTGATAAAAGCTTTAAATGTTCCTTGTGGGTCATATTGTCTCATATTTTTATGAAGGATCTCATTTTTTATGTAGCGACCGATTTCTTTTGCCTTACTAGATAGTCTAAATTCTGTAGATTCAAATGATTCTATTATATGGTAAACAGCATTCTCATATTTATAGAGTTTTTTTATATCAGTTTTGTCTTCAATGATATAATCATCATCCTCCGGATAAGGATCTTCATTAGGAAGTCTGTACAACAGGGGACGATTAAGAAACCCAGTAGAAATATCAACATGACTTATATCATTTGTTAAAAAACTCTCTGTTGATGCTCCTACTACAGAAAAGAAAGGATCTGTTATTTTTAACTTTCCACCATTCTTTGTTTCATAAAAGAGAGATTCACCATCAAACATGTTTATAAGCTGTTGCTTACCAGTACAATTATATTTTTGTCTGAGATCTCCGAGAAATCCGCTTAATTCAGATGCCTTTACAAGGGAAATATCTTGATCATAAGCAGATCTTATCCTTGCAGCTGAAGAACTATATACTGGCGCATCAATCAACTTTCGCTTTTCTTGTAATATCTTCTTCTCGGTTTCGATATCATCTTCTGATATAGCATGTTCTTTTATATTTTCGATATTCTCATAAATTGATTTCTCATATTTTTTAACAAGTCGATGGCCATGGTTTAGGCCTAATGACTTAAAAGAACCGCTTTCAGATATTATAAATATCCAGAGAGATGCAATATTTTGATACTCATCGGAAGGTACACGTGAATACCTTATTCGTCTTCCAAAGAGCGCTGATAACGAAGCGAACAAAGAAGAGATCACTATAACTGGATGCGCAGGACATGTATCTAATAATGCTTGAGCATAAAGCTTTAAGTCACCTGGTAGATATTCAATTGTAAAACGTGAACATGGATTGTTCACGTCAAATACTCGTTCGCCAAGAATCCTTGACTTTAAGTCAGTTTTTGGTATCATAATAGTGTTTTCGCTATTGAGGGCGTCTTGCTGGACGCCTTTCTTTTTTATTAAATTCCTATTCAGGTAGTAATGTAGCACTGACAATCCAATACGGCAAGAAAGATCTGTCAACTCATAAGGTATTTTAGAAAGAACTTTTTCAATAAAAGCGAGATGCTCCTCTTCATAATCACCTGTTACTAACATTTGATTTTGTAGTTCTACTATAAATCCCATTATTGTAGGATCAATAAAATCAGTACTTATTTGTTCGGGAAATCTATTCACTACCACTTCCTATCTAAAAGGCTTTCTGGTATAATATTAGGTGTTGATTCAAGGGGGGTTGTTGTGGTTTCTCCTAGAAGTTTCTCCATGGCAGCTTCCTTTTTTTATATGTTTTTATCGATCGTTTCCTGATAATTGCTAAGATCTACCAGTGCATTAGCAACAACGTAAACCTTTGATCTTTTTTCTCCTGCGCTTGTCTCCCAAGAATTAGATCGCAGTTCTCCAGCAATCTTTACACCATCTCCTCTTTGAAGTGTTTTAAGCAAATCAATCAACTTAGTATCCCAGCATGTTACTTCAACATACGTCTTTCCACGGGAAGATATTGCCTCAAGGCGAAAAACACCTACTTGTCTGCCTCCTTTGATATCGCGTATTTCTGGATCAAATGCTATCTTTCCCGTCAATCTTACTTCATTGTAACTTGTCACCTTATCTCCTCGGCTTCAATTACAGTTAAACAATACAACTTGGAATTTCTAACGGTATACGTAAATTTTTTGGATTTGATTTTATTTTTAAATACTTGACAAGATTTCTTGTTTTGTGGTATCATAAGATCTCCTTATAAGAGATGGCATTCACTTCTAATGTCATTCTTTTCTCCTTAATAAAGTGGATGGGGGGGATGTGGTTGTTTTGCCATCCACTTTATACTTTTATTGACGATCCGTCCAATTCATGCAACGATATCTGTGCTACTACTCATTACTGCGAATCTAGCAATGGCAGATGTTGCAAATCCTGTAATTCTTCATTGTCTAGATTCGTTTTTTACATATGCTTCTAATTTTTTCCATGTATCTACTCGTACCTTCTGGCCACGTACAAACTTTTTTAGTGTTAAGTGGTTGATATTGATCAAACTTGCTAATTCAAGCATCCCCAGTGGATGTATTTCCATGTAATTGAGCAGCTCTTTGCGTATTTCATCTTGCGACATTGCGACCTCATATGGTTGTATAAATTAATTATAAATTATTGTTGACTTTGTTATATTTAGTGTTATCATTATAACAGTTAATGATTAAAACACAAGCAGAAGGATTAAAATGAAAGAAACATACTGCAAACTTGAAATGCTGGCGTTAGTTCGTGCATATTCATGCTTACATGAACTAACCGATGATGATGAGTGCTATCTCATAGAAATGATGCAAATATTGCCATATAACGATGATCATATTTCCATTGAAAATGCTTGGAAATATTTTGATTATATTGAAACAGATCATGAATTACATCAAGATGGATGCGGATTTGTGTTATTGGAAGAAGATAAACCATATTTAGATTGTAATTTTGAACACTGTGATTGTAACGCCCCTGAATTAATTGATTCATTCTTTAAGTTCATATCAGACGAATTAAAAGAGTGTCATATCGCAGATTTGTGTGCAACGGCAAATACTCGCACACGTTTTACAGTTCGTGAACTCATTTTACATGCACGTACCATGTATAATGCAGATACTCTCAATAAAGATGAAGCGCGATTAATTTGCAACTTTTTAGTAGGTGCACATTCAAAAAGATTCCTCGATGAATTGCGGAAAGAATTTAACTTAAAGGTTTCAGAATGATTACTGTACAAGCACTTTTATTTACAGCCATTATCGGCAATTTCATACTCACAATACTCCTTTATTACTACTCTCAGAAAAATGCTATCGATACGTGGGACAATATTATGAATATGACGCAGAAGCACCAAAAAGAAATGGCAAAGAAACTGAACATTTCAACTGAAGGACTTCGAACTATTCAAAATAGAGTAATGGACATCCAAAATACCTTCGACTCGATTTGCTCAATGGCAAAAAAGAAGGAAGAAGATGGAAAATAATTTTAATTTATTAAAAACAAGTATTGAGAATTTCAGAAAAACACGTGATTCATTCTCGGATACTATAGGTTCCATCGAAAAAACTCTTGCCAAAGCAGGAATTAATATAGAATTTTCTTTAGATTTTACTGATGAAACCGGACATTTAATGAAGTTGAGCTGGTGCCCTTACAAGCAACCTGATCAAAAAAGGAGATCAAAATTCCGTTTGCTGTTTACATATTTTGATATAGAAGATGGTGAAATAACAAAACCCCTCCAGGAACATCCACTTGAAGTTAGGTTGAAAACATTCCAACACCTAGCAACATTTGTTGCTTCGTTTTCGCACTTTATTGATAAAAAAACGAAAAAGATTGCAGAACTAACACAAGTAAAGGAAGATAGATGACAACAACCACATTATTACTCGCTTTTGGGGTTATCTCCAATTTTATAACAATAGCACTTGTATATTATTACCTCGATAAGGAAAGCTTGAGTGTTCTTGTTGAAGCAAGTAAAAACGTTGTTGAATATAAATTGCATCGAATGGACAAAGACAAAGCAGTCAGTGAATCAATTTGCAAGATAGAGCAAGAAGTGCGCGATCTTAAAAAGAAAATAAAAACAATATCTAAGCGTGAAAAAAAGAAAGAAGGAAATGAACAATAAATTACTTGAACTTGTAAAAGAAGGAACTCTCCCGTGGGGAGATTTTAAGAAAATGGTATGTGCGTACAATGATGCAATGACACAATGCCAAAATCAAATTGAACCTATAAAAAAAGATAGTTCTGCAAGATATAAATACGCTTCATATGAAGTAATCAGAGAAAAGACAGCAAAGATAATTGCGTCGTGTGGCTTGGCAATTGAGCAGTGGCATGTAAAACGCGATGGTGAATATTCACTGGTAACCTTGATAAAACATAAAGATGGTTACGAAGAAGAAAAGACCTCGCCTATTGTTATATCAGACATACGTACAAACCGAGATAATCAACCGCTGCTTACCGTTGAACAGCAGCTTGGATGTGCAATCACATATACCAAAAGATATGTGTATAACACTATTTTTGGCATAGCAACCTATGAAGATGATGTCGATGGTCAAATAAATCAAAGTTCTGAACACAAGCAGTCTGCTGATGCCCTTAAATGCCCAAAATGTAACGGGTCAATGAAACTTCGACATAGCGCAAAAACAGGTCAAGACTTCTGGGGCTGTACAGCATACCCAAATTGTAATGGCGTCATGAAAAAGGATTAAATGAAACCAAGGGATTATCAACAAGAGGCTATCGATTCGGTAGTCTCTGAATTTAAAAAAAATGATCGTACTACAATAACGATGGCTTGTGGAACGGGTAAAACGCTCGTTGCAATGTGGATCATGGAAAAAATGAATTCCATGCGAACCATTTTTATTGCACCATCTTTAGCGCTCATAAGTCAAACAATTGAATCCTGGTCAAAAGCAACATCATTCAAAAAGGTAAAATTTGCAGCTTTATGCTCAGAAGCGAAGGTCTATGATGATATCGAATTAGATGATTCATTCAAAGGGACAGTTTGTAAATCAAAAGATGAGCTGATTGAATTTTATAATAACAACAAGAATTATCGATTAATTGTATTTAGCACGTATCAATCTTCAGGATCTATAGATGCAAGTATTGAATTTGACTTGGCAATATATGATGAAGCTCATAAAACAGCAAATCATAGCGAAAGATGCTTTAGAAAAACTCTATATGATTTCAATGTATCCTTTCATAAGCGGCTTTTTATGACTGCAACACCTAAATGTTTTATATATGGAAAAGCCCAGGACGATGTTGTCGAATATTCTATGGATAATCAAAACATCTATGGAAAGATTTGTTACGTCTTATCATTTGACCAAGCAATAAAACGCAATTTAATCTGTGATTATAAAATTTTAATCTCTATCATTGATCAAAGTGCACTTAAAAAACAAGAAGATGAATGCAGCTATGTGATGTCGCGTGATGCTCAAATATTATCACTTCTGAAAACATTCAAAAAATATAATATTAAGCGATCTGTAACGTTCCATAGAACAATTAGACAAGCAATGCATTTCAGCAGAAAAATGCCTGATACATGCATTAAATCACTACATATAAATGGTCAATTACCATGTCATAAACGTGATGAAATTATGAATCTTTTTAAAAAAACAGACTATGTGAATATTAGCAATTCGCGATTTCTTACTGAAGGGGTAAATATCCCATCAATTGACCTTGTTGCCTTTATGACACCAAAAAGAAGCAAGATTGATATTATCCAGGCATGTGGGAGAGCCATGCGAAAATCTCCTGGAAAGTCATTCGGCTACATTTTCTTGCCGCTTTTTGTTAATAAAAACGATCTTTCTAATTTAAATAATGTAATCGTTGAATCGCGTTATCTATATGTTTGGAAGATAATAAAGTCACTTGCTGAATATGACAATTCGCTTAATGAAGAAATTTTAAACAAAAGGATAAAAACAGGCCCTGGACAAAATAGTAGCTCAAAAATCATAATCAACACTGAAGACCAATCAATAAATATCAAAGATATTGAAAATGCAATCGATGTACATCTTATAAATTCAGTAATTAGTAAGTGGGATCTGCAATATCATAACTATAAAAATTTCATAAAAAATTTTGAAAAAGAGCCTTCTGAATACAGCAAAAATACAGATGAAGTATCACTTGCACGTTGGACTCGCGCCTGTCGATATAATTACAACGCACAGATTATGCCTAAAGACCAAATTGAAAAACTAAGGGCTATTAATTTTTCTTTCAGTCCTCTCACAGATAAGTGGCATAGCAAATTTGAAGAATTTAAAAATTCAATTTTGAAGAAGGGTTTTTTGCCGATAACTAATCATGGCAAATCTTTAGAGGATTGGTTTTATATTCAAAGACTAAAAATTAATTCGAATGCATTGCGTGACAATCGGGCAGCCATGCTAAAAGATTTTATCAAAAAATATGATCCGAAATTGAAAATCTTAAGTATAAAAAAACAAAATGGATGGGATTTATTTGTTGCTGACATAGAAGAACATCGTAAAAAGACTGGTTCATATAATTTATACAAACCCAAAAATCCTAAAATCCGTAAGCAAATTGAATATATCCGTCGCAATAAAGACGCATTAAGCGCTCAGAAGCTAGAATATCTTGAAAAAATCAACTTTGACTTTAGAAACTTTTTACAACAAAAATGGGAGAAAAAATATGACGAGATTATGCATTTCCTTGAAACATATAAACAACCCCAGTTAATGAATAGTAAGGCAAAAAATCTTAAAACTTGGCTCGATCGACAAAAATATAGATTTAAAAATAAAGAACTCGATAAATATCATGCAAAAAAGATATCAGATTTATTAAAACTGATTAAAGGTTTAAACAAACCCCAAAAAATAACGTTATCAGATATTTTTGAAGCCCAATTAAAAGAAAGGTAGAAATTGGAAAATAATCAAGATCGTAAACGATCGCATGGCGTCATGAAAAAGGGTTAGAATGATAACGCTTGGAATGTTTTTGCTGATACTATGTATTTCAAATTTCATTATGACAACTTTATTGGCATTTAAGACAATTGATCATATATGGGATGCAGTAGGATATGCTATAAAACATCAAAAAAACATTTCGAAATATCTAACAAGAGCTATACAACGAAATTCAAGTTGTCTTAAGGTTATTGAAAATAAAATTAGAGATTTTGAAATTGCTAAAAAAAACAAAGAGAATGGGGCATAAGGATTAACAATGGATGTAACGATAGAGACACTTTTTGAATCATACAAAACCGTTAACACGCTTATTGAGCAAGAAGTTATAAGAAGAACAGAGATCAACTCTAAGCCACGACATCAATCATCTTCGATAGATAAGATTGCTGAAGCCTTGTCTGCCGCTCAGGGCAAATATAAGCCGGTAGAGTTTAATCGTAAAACTGAGATGTGGTCAAATGAATATTCTGACTTTGATACACTCATGAAACATGTTCTTCCCATTTTAAGCGAACAACAATTAATGTTTACACAAAGAACAGAACATGATGGCGATATATTATATTTACGCAGCATTCTAATGCACTCAAGTGGCCAATGGATATCATCAGTCATTAGAATAAACCCACCAAAGAACGATATTGAATGTCTCGATTCAATAATTATGGATCAAAAAAGAGACCAAGCAAAGCTTCTCTTGGGTATATCTCTTGAGAATGATCCTCGCGATGATGATGGTGAATATGCCATGCGAAACGTACAAGAAGATATCAAAAAGGGAACAAAGGCATCACTTAATAGAAAGCAAGAATCATACGAGTCAATCAGTAAAGAACAAGCTGAAGAACTTGAATATGAATTGCAAGGATATGAAGATATTGCAGAAGAAGTTCTTGAGAAGTTCAAGCTCAGACAACTTGCTGATATGCCAAAAAGTGTATATCGAACTGCAATAACAAATGTTCGCAAGATCAAGCGGTATCGCCAAGAAGGAAAATAATGGAATCACCTGAAGTTAAAAACCCTACTAAATCTGGCAGTTATATTGTAACTGCACTCGCAGCGACTTGTGGAGGGGAAACTTGCATCATGGAACGAGCTTTCTACGACTGTCAAACAAAAAAATGGTCTGCATGTGGAATGTTATCAAGTTTTCCCATAATTAAAATTGTTAAATGGACACCTATAGAAGAAGGAAAATAACAACAGTCCTCATGTTTCTGCTTGTGAATGAGGTGGTAAAAACACTGCGAGCGGTAGACTAACTATCTACCGCTTTTTTCTTGCGAGCCCTACGTTTAGTCATACGTCTTTTTTTGACTTTTTTTTTGCTTGAACTTCATCATCAGGATCTGGAGTATCTGGTGAAAGATCAATATCCATGTCCGTCTTTTCCTTTATGACAACTTCAATGATCTCTTCTATGTTATTGTCAGTCTTCCATCCTGGAATAAAACGAGATCCAACACCAATCAAACCCAAAGTGATTAAACCCGCATAAATTAGTATCGTCCAATCCATCACTTTCCTTCTAATTTCTCAATACGCTCATTTAATTTGATAATCTCATTTAACATTAATGGAATCAAATCCATATATTTGACGGTTTCTGGTTGTCCACTCTCTGGATCATAAACCACAAGGCGCCGTAGTGTGCGTTCAACTTCCTCAGCTATCAAGCCATATTGTTTTGATTTTGTTTTGTCAGACCTGTAATTAAACGTTACTGGGCGTAAATCATAAATACGACCCGATTCTTCAGTCTTAAGACTTTCTATGTTTTCTTTGTATCGTATCGATGATGAAACCGTTCCTAATTGATGTGAACTGTCAATCAACACTGGAATTGCATCAGCTACACCTGTGGTTATGCCACGTATGCCTGCTATAAAACAGCGGTTCTGGGTGTAAACTGGTATTACCCCTGGATTAGGCGATGCAGTTCCTGTTTGATTTCCAATTCTTATCGTATTTGCCTCAGTGCCTACACCAAAATTACCGATACATATATTTTGTGCCTCGTTTGCTGTCCAATACCACCCACTATGTGGGCCAATTGCTATATTCCCCTCAACCTTGTTTGCGGCCGTACCAACGACATTGTGCATATTTTCATAGCCGAGACCTGTGTTGTACCACCCAACTTCGATATTTTCAGCTCCCCTAAATCCTACGATTGTATTTTGGCCACCAAGGCTAGGAGCGCCAGGGTCGTCCGTTATGCTGGCAAGAACATTCAGCCCTATTGCTACGTTATTTATAGCACCGACTGTTGTGCTTAACGCCAAATTTCCGATCGCAATATTTTGATCGGAAACCCCGTAACCAGAAACATACGAGGCAAGCGCTTCAGTTCCAATTGCAATTGTATTAACCACATCAGTTGCTGATCCTAATGCGTTTGTCCCTATTGCTATGGGAGAAGTACCATTTACCAGTGAATCAAGAGCATTAAAC